AAGATATCTTCAATCCCCTTACTGGTAGATCTATTGAAGTAAACGTTGGATTAAAAGGAGGATTCTGGAACTATGACGGTTGTGAATTCCAAGAGTCTAAACCAGTAACATTCAAAGGTTCAGCATTTACTCCTGAAGCAAAAGGAGATTTTGTAGACTTTATTAAAACTGGTGATGAGTTAATGAAAACTTACATTTATACTCCTATGGCTGCTGACAGAAAAGAATTACTATTAGATATCATTACTGAAAAGACTGGTATTACTTTTGGTGGTAAAAGTTCTGCACCTAAGAGAAAAATGAAAATCTCTAACGTTGATACATCTGCTGAAGATGTTGACGAGGTTCTTGCTGAAGTTGAAGCATCAACTCCAAAAGCTGAAAAGAAATCAGCAATGGAATCTGCTAGACCAGAAGATGATTCTGATGGTGAAGAAATCAACGATTTCTTAGAAGATCTAGATTTAGATTAATTCATTGAATTTTATTTTATAACATTAAAGGGTAGGCAATGTCCTACCCTTTTTTTAGAACTAAATATATGTGCAAAGAAACTCTAAGAATACATTTAACAGAACAAGTACAAGAAATATTAAATGAGACATTTACAGATGTTCATAGAAGAAAATTAAGAGATAAAAAATCTGAATTACTTTTAGCATGTCCAGTATGTGGAGATTCACTAAAACATAAAACTAAAAAACGAGGGTATTTCTATTTTGATACAATGAAATATCATTGCTTTAATGGTGAATGTGTAGCAAAATATTGGGATGCCTTTTATTTCTTTAAAATATTCGATAAGAGAATTGGCAATTTAGATTACATAAAAGATATTGCTGAAATCTTAAAGAATAATAGAAAAAATAGACAACATGTTACTCTACATAATAGTAGTGAATTCTTTCAATTTTTACATTCTAATGCATTTTTAACTAAAAGAATAGTAGATTATTATGGTCTTAAACCTTATACTGCTTACCCTTGGTCACAACAATTTATTAAAGATCGTTTACTTCATGGAGTAAAAAATGAACTTTTATTTAGAGTAAATAAATGGAAAAAGAGAGAAGTTTGGATTCTAAATAAAATTGGTGATGATAGAGTAGTTGGGCTACAGATAAAGAATATGGATGGTGGGCCAAAATATTTAACTAAAGATTTTTCAAAACTGAATGAAGAAATGAATCATGAAATAGAATTTAAAGATGAGATCTTTAAAGGCACTTGTGATAACTTATCATTAATCTTTAACATATTCAATGTAAATTTAGAAGCACCTCTTACAGTATTTGAAGGTCCTTTAGATTCATTCTTTTTACATAATAGTGTAGCAACAGCTGGAGCAACAAAGCTAAAAGAGTTTTTTGATGAGATGGATAATATTAGATATTTCTATGATAATGATAGTACTGGTAAAACTAATGCTATTAGCAAAATAAAGAAAAGAAAACAAAGTTTTATGTGGGCTAAATTCTTTAAAGATTTTAAGTATAAAAATAAGAGAATTAAAGATTTAAATGAACTTATAAAATATGCATATGATAACAAAGATGAAGGCAAATATAAAGAATCATTAAATAAATTATCTACATATTTTAGCAAAATAAAATACGATATCTATAATGTCTGACAAATTAACAGAAGAATATACATTATTCGGTATTAAACATATACCCAGAGAAGAAAGAAATGAAAAACTTAAACTTCCATTAGAAGCATGGGCTTTAAAAATTAAAATGGAAATAGTCCCGAAGATAACTATAGAAGATTTAGAAGAAATACCAACATCTGAAGAATTAGATTTAAGTATAACAGAAAAGTCTAAAGATTCTAATAAATCATTATTCTAATGAGTGAAGATAAAACACAAGAATACTATGATAAAATTTCTGCTCTTGAAGACAAGTTTGCAATAGAAAGAGAAGAAATTAGCTCATTTATTAAAGAGAATATCATAGATAAGTTAAGCGATGTAAAAAATGTTGCTGAAATACAATTTCATCAAATTTCACAAAGACAGAGAATGAGTGATAAAATATCAACTCTTAAATCTAGAATAAGGAAGCATAGTGAAAAACTTGGAGCAGAAAGAAAAAGATTATTCTTTTACTATAAAACTGACTATACTATAAGATTAAGTGATACTGAGATAAGTAAACATATCGATGGTGACTTAGAACCTAAAATGAATTTTAAAATAGTTCTAGAGAACCAGATAGATTATTATAGAAGAACTATAGAAGGATTAGATAAAATTGGATTTGCAGTTAAGTATGTTATAGAGCAGCATAGGTTTTTGAATGGTGGTTATTAGAGTAATTAAATACTATGTAAATAAAAATGTATTATGAAGTTCACGCTGTCACATAACGATAGAATGCTAACCTTAACGGAAAGCGAAAAGGTCGAAAGAGGTCAATTATCTAAGTCTCTAACTAAAAAGTTAGAATATTACAATTTCTTACCTCAACAAGTTAAGAAAAGATGGAATGGGATTATTTCTTATTTTCATCAAGATAAGTATGTGCCATCTGGGTTATGGATGGAGTTAAGAGACATAGCTAAAAAATATAACTTTCCTATTGAAATAGAAGGCCTTAGAAACTTATTCTATGACATTGATGGGCAAGAATTTAAAGAATATGTGAATAAGAAGTTTGAAGGATCTTCTATGCCACCTAGAGATTACCAAATAGAAGCTGCTTATAAAATATTAAAGCATCGTTTATGTATTAGTGAACTTGCTACATCAGCTGGTAAATCTCTTATAGTATTCATAGTATTTTCTTATTTACTAGATAATAAAATTAACAAAAGATGCTTAATGATTGTTCCTACTATTAACTTAGTAATTCAAGCATTTGAGGATTTTCATGAGTATAATAATGGTCTTAAAGAAGAAAATAAGACTAAACTAGAAATCAAACAAATTCATGGTGGCGAAAGTAAAGACTTCACTATGGCTCAAAACATATTCGTTGGTACTTTTCAAAGTTTAATACTATTTCCAGATACATCTCTAACTGCTTTTGATGTAGTATGTGTTGATGAAACTCATAAAGCTAAAGCAAAAACTATCCAAGATATTATCGGAAAATGTATAAATGCTAATAGAAAATTTGGATTAACTGGTACAGTACCAAAGAAAGGTACTCTTGACTGGCTTACATTGCAAGCATATCTTGGTCCTCTTGTTACAGAAATTAAAGCAAAAGAACTTCAAGATGCTGGGTACATATCTAAACTGTTCATAAATGTAATAGAGATACATCATAGCGATAAAATTAAAGAAGGTTTTGATATTGTATCATCTACTATAGAAGATAAGGCTAGACTCCTTAAGATGGAGCAAGACACTGTAATTCAAAGCTCTAATAGAAAAGAAGTAATAAAAAGAGTTGTTTCGAAGTGTAAAGGAAATCAATTAGTACTTTTTCATAGAACTTCTTATGGTAAAGAGCTTTATAAATATATTAAGGAAAATACTGATAAGAAAGTATATTATATAGACGGTGGAGTTAATAAAGATGTAAGAAATGATATTAAACATCTTATGGAAGATGATACTGATAAATTTCTTATAGCTTCTTATGGTACTCTTTCTACTGGTGTAAGTATTAAAAATATACATTATATTCACTTAACTGAAAGTTTTAAAAGTGATGTAATTATTAGACAAAGTTTAGGTAGAGGTTTAAGACTTCATAAAGATAAAACTATGCTATATGTATTTGATTATACTGATGTATTAAGAACTAACAAGAAAAATTTACTATACTTTCATAGTAAAGCAAGACAGGCAATTTATAATGAACAGAAGTTCCCATTTAAAATAAAAGAAGTTCATATATGAAAAGTCTGAATTACTTTAAAAAATATACTCAAGTTGTTGAAAATAGTCAATATGATATTTTAGCACAAGTAGGATATTTTATTAAAGATAAATATGGAGATAAAGAATATAATTCTCTCCAAGATGCTGGAGCAATTTCATTACAAGATGGAGATACTACTATAAACATAACAACTACTGTTAAACCTGAAGATAGTAATGCAGATTCTATTACTAAAGTTCTTAGAGGATTTTTATCATCTTATACAAAATATGATGGACTTAAAGAAATGTAAGAGCTACAACTAAATTAGTACAAGATTTTGCATCTACATTAATTGCTAAATACCCGATAAAAGATATAAAATTGCTCTACTATCCAGAATCTAAAACTGAGAATATTATAGTTCTTAATTATATAGAAGTAGATAAAGAACATAAAAATAGTGGAATAGGGTCAAGAATTATGAACGATCTTGTTGCTTTTGCAGATAATGAAAATTTCATCATTACTTTAAATAGTACTGATAAATTTGGGAGCTCAGTAAAAAGACTTAAATCTTTTTATGAGAGATTTGGATTTAAAGTAAATAAAGATAGAAGATTTACAGAACAAATGATTAGGCTACCTAAGAGTGGAATAGGTAAATGATGATGAACATGATTAAATATAAAAACAAAAAATAAAACTTAACAAATGAGAAGTTTAGGACAAATTATTTTAGAACAAGAAAAATCTAAAAAACAAGCAGAATATGAAGAATTCTTCAAAGCAAAATTAGGAGCTTACGGAGTAGAATCACCTGCTGAATTATCTACTGAAGATAAAAAGAAATTTTTTAATGAGATCGAATCTGAATGGGATGGCGATACTAATGAAAATATTGCAATTGAAGAAGATCCAGGTGCTGATGTAGATGGTGGAGTTGCTGGTGATACTGAAGGCCAAGAAAATGGCGGAGGTGCTGGTAAAGATGAAGTTGAAGAAAAGGGTGACGGAGATGCTACATCTGATGAAATCGAAGATGCTGAAAATAAAATGGGAGAACCAACTACATCTGGTGAAGGTGAAGAAGTTGTATCTGATGAACAAAAAATTACTGCTGCTGTAAAAGAAGCATTAGCTGATTTTGAAAAATTAGACGAAGCTGGCGATACTGCATTATTAGTTAGAAAATTAGATTCAATCGTAGGTACTGCAATGAAAAAAATTGCTAAAGAATTAGCAACTAAAGGTTTCTCTGAAGA